CCAAGTATAATCTCAACACCGTTTAAGCTGATTGTTCCATCAGCTAATGATGGATTAGTTGCTGTGCCTTTGATGGCTGGGTGTGATGATGACCATGAAGCATCTTTTGTTGCTGAATCAGCTGATCCAACTTGCACCCATGTGTTTGAACGAGTTTTGTAGTATAATCTGTTGAATGGATTTGTTGCCACCACTGCATAATCACCTTTTGAACCTTTGTTTGTCTTTGGTGCATTGCCTGTGACATCATCAGTTGATGTGATGAAGATAGGTGTCTTCACTGTGAATGTTTGTGTGCCTTCGCTCCACTCTTTGATGCCGAATGATGATGAAGCAAGATCCCACCAGTAAAATCCGTCATTAGGTCTACCACCAGGTGCGCCTGCTGTGCCGGATAATTCTGCGGTGTCTACATTGGCTCTGATCACAAAGGCTCTGTTTGCGATGCCCAAGAAGGAGTAAGCGGCTTGGAGACCGTATTCATTCAATTCAGATCCTTGAATTGGTGTGCCCGATGCGTCAGTCACAAAACTTGGATTACCAAATGTTTGTGTTAATTCTCTCTGTGATGAAATTAAAAATATTTCGTTTGAATTTGTGCTCAGTGTACCAGAGGCTGTGCCTGTGCCAGTACCTGATGTTTTGTCTTGAGCAGATGCAACCACAACTAGTGGGACTGCTCCAGGTATACCGGGGACGTAAAACGATTCGTCTACTACGGTTACCTCTACTCCTGGTGATATTAGTGCCATTTGTTCGTTACTCCTTGTTAGAAATATTTACCACTAATGGGCTGATTATTACAATCATTTTAAAGAGTGCCAAAAAGGTACACATAAATATATGCGTGTATAATGGAAACGGAAACAAGCGGCCACTGTGTCAAGAATGTAATAGCAAACCAGCTGCCTACAATTACAGACGTGGTGACAAAGTTTACTACAGAAAAAAATGTGATGCTTGTATAAGAAAGTCTAACACATCAACTATTACAACTCCTGCCTGGCAACGAGCAGGTTATTCAAAAAAGAAATCATGTGAAATGTGTGGCTTCACTGCACTACATCCGCATCAGTTGGATGTGTACTATGTTGATGCTAACATGAACAACAACAATCAATCTAACCTAAAAACCGTGTGTGCAAATTGCAACAGATTGATGCATGCCAAAAAGTCTGGTTGGCGTCAAGGCGACCTTACAGCGGACTATTAATTTTATCACTAATTGCTTTGTGTAAAGCCTGCACAGAACTGTCATTTACAATTGTATGATCAAATTTTGAGTGTGCCCATGCCCATTCTGACGCATGTATGTTTTTGGGTTCAATCAAATTGTCCTTGTATGCTTCAAACCATTGCGGTTGATCACCACGTTGCACACACCACACCTGCCCACCTATGGACTTGATCATGTCCACTTCGTTAGGAAACCGTGTGTCTGGAATCACCCAGCTGATATGCGGATTTTCCTGAATCTTTTTCTTGACTAGACTCACCCATATGCCATCATAAAATCCTTGTCGCATGCATTCTGTACCAAACACTTGTAGCACATATCTAGGTGTGATGTCTCGGCCTAGTTCCTGTGACCAAAATTGATCAGGACGTTCTCGCCAATCACGAGACTGTGGAGTCACTCCTTCAAGCATAGACCTTGGCCAATCAAACATCTCTGCCACAGCGTCTTTGAGTTTGTCAGCAAATGATATCTTTTGGAATGAGTGTTGATCAATGAGATAGTCAGCCACTGTGCCTTTGCCAGAGCCTATAAGTCCACATATGCCTATGATCATTATAACAATTATACAGATAATCTGATCTTAAGTCAATAAGACAGATGTGGCCAATGCTCACTTGCAATCAAACTCTGTTGCCTGTATAAAAATGTTTCTATATTTTGTGTTAAGTTTTCGTCAATTGTATAATCTAAGTTTAGGAATGATAAAATATGCTCAATTGTGTTTTTAACGTCTTCAAAGGTTTTCATTTCTGTTTTGATTTCAGTGTAATTTAAATCTTTGATTGTGTGCATAGTTTTTTCAATATATGTTTGATGTGATGCAAGAAATGATTGGTATGAATAAAAATAGACTTGTTTAAAATTTTTAGCTTTTAAAAACTTTGAAATTTTTTTATCGAGAGCCAATATTCCGGTCATAAAATTATCATAAAACTCAAACATTTTGACTATCTTCTTTTTGTAAAAGTATTGCTGATTAGGGTTTGTTATCAATACTACATTGGGCAATCTGCTATTTGCAAAATTTTGGTCCAGCCATAGTTTGTGACTTTTATAGAATTTCCAATCATCGATCAAAATATCAGGTGGTTGTTCACATCTAGAATTAGAATCAAATATTGGCAATTGCTTTGTAATAAAATAATTTAGGCAAGACAATATAAAATCTCCACCTTCCCCACCTTGCCAGGTAAAAAAGATGTCTTTCATAATCTAACCGATAGTAAAAGATAAAGGTGTGCCGCCTTCTGCATAGTTGCCAATTTCTTGTTCCAACTTCTGCATTTCATTGAGGCCTTCATTCTTGAGAGCATCACCGTTGAGGCCTGTGCCACCTTGTGGACCTGCAATGGTTTGAAATTTTGAACGTGCTTCGCCCAAAGTAAATTTGCTAATAGCCAATGTGTATTCTCTAATCCATGGTTTTGCATAGATGTCACTCAGTAATATAAAGTCGGGACGATAATTATACTGTTCAATTAACACTATTTCTTTTGATCTTTGTCTTCTAAATATTTGTAAACGTCTGGTGGGTTGATCAAACTTAAAGTTTATGAATCCTCCAAACATACGAGCAACCAACTCTTGATATCCAGCAAACATATCATATGTGGCCAATCCGCCTATTCTACCTGTTTGGAGTAGATAGACGTTGGTGTAGGCTAATTCGAATGGATCAAATGCAGTGCCACCTTCCGATGATGAAGCGCCTCCCACTGTTCTTCTGTAAATTTTGGTTACATTAATCACTTCTGCTGGCAGAGTGTATGAGGTTTGATCTTTTTGCAGTTCTAGAAATCCATATGATTCTTCTACTGAATTAGATGACCTTTGTCTAAACTTGTCGACTGCTGTTGTAAATGCCATTTCATAGTGTGCAGGATCAAGTTCAACTTCAATCATGCCGTCACCTAGTCGTAGTCTTACATAATCAAAGATTTCCTGTTTGGCGGCGTTAATTTGTGCATTTGTAGTAGAAGATAGTCCTGTGTCTGGCATGTGTGTATTTATAGTACCATAAATATGTAAAATGCCAAGACTGTCATTATTCAAACCTGAAAAAGGAAACGATTTCAATTTTATCGATCGCAATGTAGGCGAGATGTTTCAAGTGGGCGGCACAGACGCCTATATACACAAATATATTTCTCCTAACAATCAAGGGGATACAAATGACATCACGCAACCACAACGCACAGGTGATACACAAAACGAACTAGCTATTCAAGACATGCTATTTCTAGAAAATAGGGATCGCAAGTATGATTCTGATGTGTATCATACTCGTGTAATCTACAATGTGTCAGACATAGATTTTGATCTGTCACAATTTGGTTTGTTCCTGCAGAATGATCAATTGTTTATGACATTTCATATTCGTGACATTGTCGAAGCACTGGGCAGAAAAATAATGGCTGGTGATGTCATTGAATTGCCTCATTTAAAAGATGATTATTCTTTAGATATTAATGACACTGAAACGCTTAAACGCTATTATGTAGTGGATGATGTTGCTAGGGCAGCTGAAGGATTTTCAAAAACTTGGTGGCCACATTTATACAGAGTAAGAGTAAAAGGCATCACAGATGCACAAGAGTTTAGAGACATACTGGGTAACAAAGATGAAAACACACATCAAAAGACAAGAGATAAAGATTTAGAAATCAACGAAGCAATCGTTGATCAAGCTGAACAAGATGCGCCAAAGTCTGGTTACAATACCAAACAATTATATGTGATGCCAACCGAAGAAGATGGACGTGTGGCATTGGTTACTGTCGACTCGGATGTGAACACAGACACTGGACATTTGAGTGTAGATAAAATTTTTGCTAATCCACAAACTAATGGTTATATAGAAGGATATCTTACAGGAGACGGCATACCGGCCAATGGTGAAACTTTTACAGCATCTACAAAATTTCCACGTAATCCTGTGGAAGGCATGTTTGTTTTGAGGACAGACTATTCACCAAACAGGCTATTTAGATTTGATGGGAGAAGATTTGTGAAAATAGAAGATAATGTAAGACAAACGATGACTAACACTGACACAAGAGAAACACAAAAGACAGGATTCATCAATAACACCAATGCAACAACACTTGCTGATGGTTCGTCTACAACACCTGAAAGAGTGGCACTAAGCAAACTATTGAAGCCAAAGGCGGACAACTAGAATGGAGCATTTTTATGACGCACAAATAAGAAGATACATTCTACAGTTTATCCGTATGATGTCAAACTTTTCTTATATCACAGGCAAAAATTCCAAAGGCGAATCAGAAACACTGCAAGTGCCAGTGAAGTATGGAGACATGTCAAGACAGGTTGCACAGATTCTCAAGAAAGGATCTGAAAACACATTAATTACCGCGCCTCAAATATCATGCTACATAACCAACTTGGCTTATGACAGAGATAGAATGTACAATCCTTATCACGTAGATAAAAAGCACATACGTGAAAGACAGTTTGATCCTGTGGCAAACGCTTACACAGGGGCACCAGGACAATCACATACCATCGAAAGGATTATGCCAACACCTTTTGAGTTGACATTCAATGCAGATATTTTCACTACTAACACAGATCAAAAATTACAGATACTTGAACAAATACTTGTGTTGTTCAATCCAGCACTGGAGCTACAAACTACAGACAACTATTTGGATTGGACATCTTTATCGTTTGTTGAATTAACTAATGTAAACTTTACATCACGAGCAATTCCGCAAGGAGTAGCTGATGACATTGATGTTGCCACGCTCACTTTTAGAACGCCAATCTTTATTTCACCACCTGCTAAACTTAAAAAACTTGGTGTGATTGAAAAAATTGTTATGAGCATATATGATGAAGAGGCAGGCAAAGTTGATGTGGATGGTATACTAGGCGAATCATTATTGTCACGTCAAATTGTTTCACCTGGCAACTATGCGGCACTGGTTTTAGGCAACAGGGTATCGTTGTTAGGTGAACAACGTGTGGGCAATACTACACACGCCAACAACAGAGAGAACCGTGTATTCCAATCACAAAGTCAATTTGGCAACAAAATTAATTGGCACAGATTTGAGGCCTTGTACAGCAAAGAAATTGTAAATGGATTATCGACCATAAAGTTGCAACAGTCTACCACTGATGTAAACGGCGATGACATAATTGTAAATGTAACAGGCACAGTGAGTATTGATCCACAGGATCAATTCAGTCTACTGCTAGATGTAGATCAAGATTCGATTCCAACCAACACCTTAAACTCTGTTGATGCTGTGATCAATCCACTTACATTCAATCCAGATGGAGTGGCTGTTGGCACTAGATATCTCATCACAGAAGACATTGGCGCTAAGAAAAACACAGATGGCAAGACTGCATCTGAAACTGATATCAGAGCATCTGACAATGATGGTGATCCGTCAGCAGACACTGTGCCAAACTTTGCAGAAGCCTGGGGTACCACAATTGCTTCAGCAAATGACATAATAGAAAAAGATGCATCAGGCAATTGGGTGAGACGATTTGATGCTGATGAAAACACACTGTTTTCAGATTCTTCATCTTACCTCCAAACACAGTACGTTACAAATCAGACCACTGGTATTCAATTCAAGTGGTTACCAGATCAAGGATTTTGGGTTAAATCATATGAAGGATTTTATGCGCCAGGCACTTGGTCTATTCAATTTTAGAGTATAAAATAATATACAATGAGTCAAATCACTGCTACAGGTTGTCTGTTCTATGCCAAGTCTACCAAACGATTTTTATTTCTCAATCGTTCTGTAAAACAAAAAGGCACTTGGGGCATGGTGGGCGGCAAGTCAGTGGCTACAGAAACACCTTGGCAAGGACTACAAAGAGAAATTGTTGAAGAAGTTGGACATCAGCCAACCATACAAAAAACCATCCCTTTAGAACTTTTTGTAAGCAAAGACACTAGATTCAAGTTTCACACCTTTGTGTGTGTAGTAGAACAGGAATTTACGCCCAGATTAAATGCAGAACACTCAGGCTATGCTTGGGTGTCAATCAATTGTTGGCCACTGCCTTTGCATGATGGTGTAAGAAAAACTCTACAGAACAAAACCATTAAAACAAAACTACAAACTATTTTAGATTTGATTGTGTGATTACATTAATACGACCATGATGTTGATTACACCATCGCCGTCATTTGTGTGAGATTCGATTGCTTTACCAATCACGGTGCCCACTGCTGGACTTGATTCTGCTCTAGCTTTACCGTTGCCTGCTGATACCATCAAGTCACCTGCATTGACTACACCCTGTACTTTACAAGGCACTTTTCCTGTCATAGCAAGTTTAACACCAGCTCCACCTTCATTGAGCAAGAATCCTGGCTCTGTGGATATGACACCAGCAACAGCTGTGTGGGCATCATGATCACATTTACTGACTTTGTTGTCGCCACTAAAGTGCACCACATCTCCTGGCTCTAGACCAGTGTCGTCTGTTGGAAATATCTCAGCCAAGTCAGCATATTGTGCCTGTGTTGCAGTTCCTGTAATCAGTCCTGACACACGCATGGCATCGTTGACTAAAATTTCTGTTGAATCATTTGCTGTAATGACTTGCGTTCTCAAGTTGTTGATTGTTACTTCCGATGAATCACTGGAAACAATTTCATTCACTTGCAGTGTGCCTAGTACCTCTAGTCCTTCGTTGACAGTGATATTGGTGCTGTCTGTTGATACAATTTCTCTCACGTTAAGTGTTGTGGTGTGCAGTGTGCCAGTCAATGTGACGTTTCTAAAATCACCTATGTCTTTGTCTGAGTCAACTACCACTGCTTTGGAAGCTGTCACTGTGCCCGCTGTAAGTCCATCAATTTGTTCTAGATCTGTTTCGTTGATGTCGGCTGAGCCAATTACAAATGATGTTGCTGTCACAGAACCAAAGTCACCAATGTTTTTAGATCCATCCACAACCACTGCTTTGTTGGCTGTCACAGTTCCGTTGGTGATTCCGTCTAGTTTTTCTAGATCAGTTTCGTTCATATCGGCTGATCCAATTATAAATGATCCACCTGCTGTTATGTTGCCTGATGTAGTTTGGATGTTGCCATCAACGTTCAATCCATCATTGATGTTGACAAAAGATGAATCGCCTGATGATATTTCATTTATTTGTAAAGTATCACCTTCAAAATTTGCAAATATGGTTGCAGTTGATGAGTCAGTGACTGCTGTTGCAGTGGCTACTGAATTTGAAAGCACTGCTTTAAATTTGTCATCGCCTTCGTTCCAATAGAACACAGCGTTGTTGCCTGCAGATCCTCTTTGGATAAAAATACCAGCATCTACGTCTGCTCCACCTGAATTATTTTTGCTTAGTTCTAACAGTGCATCTTGAATTTCTAAGTTTGTTGTGTTAACAGAAGTTGTTGTGCCAGACACAGTCAAGTTACCGTCGACTTGAATGTTGGTTGCTGTCAAGTTTCTAAAATCACCTATGTCTTTGTTTGAGTCAACTACCACTGCTTTTGAAGCTGCCACAGTTCCTGGTGTGATGCCATCAAGCTGTTCAAGATCTGATTCATTCATATCAGCTGAGCCAATTATGAACGAACCGGTAGCAGTAACATTTCTAAACGAAGCAATGTCTTTGTTAGAATCAACCACCACTGCTTTTGAAGCTGTCACTGTGCCTGCGGTCAACCCATCTAGTTGTTCAAGATCAGATTCATTTAAGTCTGCTGATCCAATTATAAAAGAACTACTTGCTGTAACACTTCCGTTTACATTTACAGGTTCATTAAAGTTTACAACAGATGAATCATCACCTACTATGCTCTGTACTCGTAAATTTGTGATTAATACATCAGATGAATCTAAGGATGTAATCTCTTGTACTTTTAAAGTGCCTACGACATCTAATCCTTCATCAATTCTAATTGCTGTTGAGTCAGTTGATTTAATTGAGTTGACATCAAGAATAGATGTGGTTATTGTGCCAGTGGCAGTTAGATTTCTAAATGATGAAACATCTTTGTTTGAATCTACCACAACTGCCTTGGATGCTGTGATTGTGCCTGCTGTCAAATCATCAATTTGTTCTAAGTCTGCTTCGTTAATAGCAGCTGAACCAATGGTGAATCCTGTTGCTGTAACTGTTGAATTGAATGCCGCAGCTCCTGCCGCTGACATATCAAGTGTGAGTGCTGTGATAGGCGAACCACCATCGTTACCTTGTAGTATAATGTCTTTATCTGAAACCAATGATTTAATTGTAAGGTTGTCACTGTCCATGGACACATGACCAACATTGGTACTACCGTCTTTGAAAATAA